TTGAGTGTGGACCGGGTATTATAGTGCAATCTCAAGAATGGTCACAACTATATAAGCACCTTACTGAGTTTGGTTCGGAACGTATGGTTGCTGGTGACTATGCTAAATTTGATAAACGAATGCCTGCTACAATTATTCTGGCTACCTTTGACATTATCCTCGACATTTGTCAGAAAGCAGGATATGGTGATCTTGATTTGGCTGTTGTACGTGGCATTGCTTTTGATATTGCATACCCTACTGTTGATTTCAATGGGGATTTGATTGAATTTTTTGGATCTAACCCCTCTGGTCACCCACTCACTGTAATAGTGAACAATTTGGCTAATTCACTGTACATGCGATACTGTTTCACAATTCTGCAGAATACAGACGCTAAATCACGTATACCGGTGTGTGAGTTTCAGAAATTTGTTAAAGCTATGATGTATGGTGACGATAACATCATGAGTGTGCATGAGAGCATACCGTGGTTTAATCATACTGCTATCCAGAAAACCCTGGCTCTAGTGGATATTACCTATACAATGGCTGATAAAGAGGCATTGTCAGTACCATATATATCAATCAGCGAGTGTTCCTTCCTAAAAAGAGGGTGGCGCTTTGATGAGGATATTGGTGATTGGGTTGCTCCATTGGATCCTGATTCTATTGACAAAATGTTAACCATTCATGTGAAATCAAAAAACATAACGGATCAACATCAATCTATTGAGGTTATTGGCACGGCTCTGCGCGAGTATTTCTTTTATGGTAAGGAGGTATTTGAACAGAAAGAAGCCATGTTTCGTGATATTGTTGATGAGTGTGACTTGAATCTTTATGTAGATGATTCTACTTTTCCTACATGGGATTCATTAAAAAAGTCCTTTTATGACAAATCCATTCATTTGGGTCTGTCTTAAGGTAAGCCACAGGAGTAAACCTATCAAATCCATCACCTAGTGAAGTAATCTAGGCTGAGTAAACAGTAAACCAGAATGCTACTGTAAAAGCACCTTATATGTGGTTTAACTGTCCCTTTATTGTAAAATTATGTTGCGTCTTCGTATCGTGAGGAGCTCGGCTGTGGAACCGAGCAAAGTTATATGTCAAAACTAGATTTGACATCGAGTGTCTCCCAGGGAGGGAGATCATCTTGTTCAGATGGAAAACGAACAATTGA